GGCTCCGTGGGTGAGGAGGGGATTTCCGGTAGAGTGGTCTCCGACGGCGTGGCCTGCCGGGGGCTCTTGTATGCCGACGATATATGACCTAAAACCCAACCTGTCCAGAGCCACTGAGGAACGACCTCAACAAGGCAAGGGACCAGGAGCACCTCCCCGCCGCGGCGCAGCCGCATGAGCGAGGGAGAGGGCGACGGTCCCACCGACACCTCCCAGACATAACCAGCCAATAAGAGGGAATACCCATGGCTCAAGAGAATGAAGGCGAGCAGCTGGAGCTGTTCGATGAGAAGCCCGAGCAGGAATATGTGACCCTGGGCGAAGGTGGCCTGACAGCCGTGGCGGCCGTGCCCATGCGATACGGCACATTCTACGACAGCATCGAAGATGCTTCCGAGCCGGATCATCCCCGCGAGGCGGAAGGCTTTTATCTGGCGATCGACGACGAGACCTGTGCCTGGATCACCAAGGAGCAGTTCGAGGAGAGCTTCGAGAAGGCCCCTGCCCTGACCATCCACTGACCTCACCTGGTTCCAACAACAAGAGTCCGGAAAGGACCGACCAATGAACATCAGCCAGCAAGAAGCCCTCTACGAAGCACGCAAGGGGGAGAGCCTGCAGACCCAGGGCATCCACCCCGCCCCCTCCGGCTTCAGCGAGCAGCAGCTGAAGGACGATCCGATCCTTCGCTATTTCCACTTCGCCCACCTGCCCGACCATCTCCGGGCGATTTCGGTCAAGTTCTATGAGCTTGCCTGGTTCATCATCTCGGTGGTTCCCCGCAACGCAGAGCGGTCTGTGGCCCTCAGGAAGCTGCTGGAAGCCAAGGATGCAGCCGTGCGGGCCAACGTGGGCTGACGGGCTCTAGAAGGCCTTAGAGGGGCTAGTTCGGGCGGGCACCGACCAAAGTGCCCGCCCCTCCCTTACGGAGACCCCGGTAACCCAGAAAGAAAACCGAGGCGTGTGCCGTATCCCATGAGTCCCCGAACGACTCAAACAATAAGATTCAGGAAAACTGAACATGCTAACGAAGGATCAGGTGGAGGCAGCTCTGCCGGCCAACCTCAAGTCCGCTGCCACTCAGCAGCTGACCGACAAGATCAACAACATCGTCTCCGACCCGATCGTGGCTGAGCAGGTTCGGGAGAATTTTGTCAGCTACTCGGCGGTGCTCCGGGAAGGCCGGTTCAAGACCGAGGATTACCTCAACGCTGTCGTCTACGTCAGCCACAAGGTCATGGGGCTGAGCAACAAGGACGCCTACGCCAAGACGTTCCCGGCCCGATACGCCCAGCTGATCGCCAAGCAGGTCCCTGACAAGGAGATCTCGGCCTACGTTGCTGCCTACCACAAGGGCAAGCTCGTCAATCTGATCATGGAGCAGACCCTGGTCCCGGTGTGGATCGTGAACCAGGACGTCTTCCAGAAGGCGATCAACGTCCAGGCCGACCTGATGATGAACGCGAACAGCGAGAAAGTTCGCTCGGACGCGGCCAATTCCATCCTCACGCACCTCGCAAAACCCAAGGAAGCTGCGGCTTTGGTGCAGGTCAACGTGGGCGAGAACTCCGGCATGAGCGAGCTGAAAGACATGCTCGCTTCCATCGCACTGAAGCAAAGAGAGCTGATCGAAGGAGGTGTCGATACCCGACTCATCGCTGCCCAACCCCTCATTGAAGGGAAGGTCAGGGAGGTATGAGTCTCGTCAAACAGGAACTCGACGACTGGTTGGATCAGGTCAATTACGCTGAGTTGAACTCAAGCGGGTATCTGCCGACAGAGTTTGCCCTCACCTTCATGAACTTCATCAAACTGGTGAACGGAACCGAGGGTGAGTCCCACAAGACCCCGCCTGTCCACCTGAAGATGCTGGACAAAGTGACCAGTCCACGCGGGTATATCGCCAATCTGTGCTTCCGAGGTGCCGCTAAGACCACCTTGTTCATGGAATACTTCTGCCTGTTCCTCGGCGTGTTCGGGTATCTGCCCGGCCTTGGGAAGGTCGAGGGCATGATCTACGTGTCCGACTCCATGGACAATGGCGTCAAATCGGCGCGAAAAAATATCGAGTTCCGCTACAACAATTCCGAGTTCCTGCAGGAGTGGATCCCTCAGGCCACCTTCACCGACAACTACATCGAGTTCGTCAGCAAGGAGGGCCACCGGCTCGGCATCAAGATGTTTGGTGCGAAGACCGGTCTTCGCGGAACCAAGATCTTCGGTAAGCGCCCTGTCCTGGCTGTGCTCGATGACCTCGTGTCGGATGACGATTCCAAATCCAAGGCGGCGATGATCGCCATCAAGGACACGGTTTACAAAGGCGTCAACCACGCTCTGGATCCGACCCGGCGCAAGGTCATCTTCAACGGCACGCCTTTCAACAAGGACGACATCCTGATCGAGGCCGTCGAGTCCGGTGCTTGGGACGTCAACGTGTGGCCGGTGTGCGAGCGCTTTCCTTGCGAGCGTCATGAGTTCGTCGGTGCCTGGGAGGACCGCTTCACATACGACTATGTGAAGGAACAGTATGACATGGCGGTCAGCACTGGGAAGCTGGCTGCTTTCATGCAGGAGCTGATGCTCCGGATCACCTCCGACGAAGAGCGTCTCGTGCTCGACAGCGACGTTCGCTGGTACAGCCGGGAGCAGCTCATCAGGAACATGGGCTCGTTCAACTTCTATATCACGACGGACTTCGCCACCTCGGAAAAGCAGACGGCCGACTTCTCGGTGATCTCGGTCTGGGCTTACAACGCCAACGGGGACTGGTTCTGGGTGGACGGCATCTGCGCCCGACAAACGATGGACAAGTCGATTGATGACTTGTTTCGCCTGGCGCAATTGTATAAACCTCAGCAGGTAGGCATCGAGATCACGGGCCAGCAGGGCGCTTTCATCTCTTGGATCCAGAAGGAAATGCTGAACCGGAACATCTGGTTCAACTTTGCTTCCTCTGAGAAGAGCAACACTCCCGGCATCCGCCCAATCACCGACAAGCTCTCCCGCTTCAATCTCGTGGTTCCCTGGTTCAAGGCCGGGAAAATGTATTTCCCCGAGGAAATGAAGCGCCTCCAGATCATGAACCTCTTCATGGGACAGCTCCGCCTGGTCACGGCCAGCGGGATCAAGGGCAAAGACGACTGCATCGATACGATCTCGATGCTCGGCTACCTAAATCCCTGGAAGCCCTCGGTGTCAGCTCCGACGACACCAGAAGAAGTCAGCCTCTGGGAGGCGGAAGAAGCCGACGGCTATTCCGGAGGGATGTCCTCTTACGTGGTCTGACATCGACAGATCAGCTCACTCGCAAAAAACAGAACATAAGCGGGGTCTGAATGAACGTCCTGGAGCTCTTCCGGAAGCTCTCCTTCGGGGAATTTTCGAACATCGCCATCGGCAATGACGGGGACGGCACCATCGCAGATGGTGCCAAGCCCCGCATTGTCATGCACGCAAACGAGGGGCTGGAGAAGCTCTATACCCGGTTCATCCTCACGGAGAAGAGCCTGCTGCTCACGTGCATGTCGCACATCTCCACCTATCATCTCGATCCGGTTCACGCCCTGAGCCAGGCGTCGGATGAGAACCCTCACGACACTTATCTGATCGACAGCATGGCTGAGCCCTTCCTCGGCGATGTGGTCAAGGTGCTCGAAGCCTGGGATAACACTCAGACCGAACTGCCGATCAATCAGGCGAACAATCCGCGGTCGCTGCACACGCCGAAGTTCGACACGGTGCAGGTGCCTGTGCCCATGCTCGATCAGGTTATCGCCCTGAATTACCAGGCCTACCACCCCCCCTTGCTCGACGCAGGCGAGGGATACGAGGAGCAGGAGATCTTCCTGCCCCGGTTCCTGGAGAGTGCCCTCACCGCCTTCATCGCTCACAAGGTCTACGCCGACATGGGGACGGAAGGATCCGTGGGCAAAAGCCAGCTCTACCTCAGCCGATACGAGGCTGCCTGCAAGAGCGCCGAGGAGAAAGACCTCGTGAGCAATACCCGCTCCAACAGCGGGACCCTCTTCGAACAGAACGGATGGATCTGATATGGGAATGAATATCTTCGGCTCACCCTCGGCTGTGGGCATGATCGAGCGTATGCTCGGCCCGGCTTACCAGTCGGTCAAAATCGTGGCCGATCACATCGGCATCCTGCAGACGATCGCCACGAATATCGGCGATGTGAAGGACGCCGCCCGGAACAAAGCTCGGGCGATCACCACGATCGAAGATCAAGCAGGTGCTCTTGGCTCCACCACCTATGTGGGCCTTCCGTTCGGCCTGGCAGAAACATCCATTATGGATGTTCAGGTGGTCCTGGTCGGCACGGGCGTCGACAAGCCGATCTACTCGGAGAGCTCCGGCCATTTCACCAGCAAGACCCGTCTCGGATTCGTCGAGGTGGCGCTCAAAGCTGCAGCGCCGGCTGAACTGGCAGGCGCAGAGATCCGCGTCACCGTCTTCCACAAGATCTGAACCAGGACCCAACCTGAATGACGCACCAGCCAAAGCATAATAACAACCTGCTGGACATCTCCCCGAAGCAACTGATCTTCCCGGCAACGGCGGCATTCAACATGTCGCCGGTGCTTGAGGTCGTGCTGGAGAACAAAGGCTGGGCGGACATCGTCCTCAATGACATTGAGGTGGTGGGGAACTTCACGATCGACACCTCTGGGTGTCCCAAAGCTCTGAAGGGTGGGCAGACTGCAAAGCTGCGGGTCTGCTTCACTCCTCAGGCACCGGGTTACCCCACGGGTCTGGTGAGGATCAATGCCGGGCAGTCCGGCAAATTCAGCGTTCACCTGCAAGGCACCGCCTATATTCCGGCAGGCGGCTACACCATCCTGGTGGACAAGCTCTCGCAGCTGAAGCACGCCGACGGTCTGTTGTTCCCCGATGGGCACTATGCTCAGGTCGTGGACGATCCGGATCCCATGAACAATGGCGTCTGGAAGAAGGTTGGCGCTCCTGGCTCTGGTGACTGGGAAGGCCCGATCGATGGCTTCCTTGGTCGGCGAGGTGAGCCTGGCGCTGCCGGTGAACCCGGACAAAAAGGTGATCCGGGCATCCCTGGTGCTCCTGGCCAACCCGGCCCCCAGGGCGAGCCCGGTCCTGCAGGCCCTCCGGGAGAGAAAGGCGATCCTGGTCAACCTGGTCGCAAAGGCGATCCGGGTGCTCCTGGTATGCGTGGGCAGCCTGGCCCGAAAGGTGACAAGGGTGATCCTGGTCTGCCGGGTCCCAAGGGTCCTCCTGGCTCCATTGGTAAAGAAGGCCCTGCCCTCTTCATTGTGGCGACGCCTCGCCCCAACTTCACCTATGACGACGGCGCTCCGGTGCCTGCAGTGCAAGTCATCACGTTCACGGCCTATCTCGATGGCGTTGCCACCGAAGTAGAGTGGACGACTTTGCCTGATGTAAAGTCGGGTCCCGGAAGCACGTTCTCTCTCACGCCCGAGGACATGGGTCCTCATCAGACCTTGAGCGTAACCGCGGTTGCAAGCTCGGGGGCTAAGGCTGTCACCCATGTGACGAAGCTGAGCAGCTTCAAGGCGACGTTTGGTGCCCCCACTGGTTCTCCGATCGGTGATCGTCTGGCTGAAGATCTAGTGGCTGATGTCGCTGGACTGTTCGACACCTATGGCGACACGATGAGCGCCGCTGCCAGTGCAGTGCTGGCAGGCATCGCAAGGGACGCTGCATCGGCTCACGAGGCCAACGCTGCCATCGCTCAGGCCAATATCGATCTGGCACTGGCTCAGGCGAAGCCCGCATTCGATGCAATCGACGGGGCAGTTGCCCTGGCTTCCCAGCGTGCAGCTGACGCTACCACTGCCCAATCCCTGGCCGAGCAGGCGAAGAACATCGCCCTGGCTGCCCGTGTGGCGGCCGACACTGCCAAGGCTGGTGCTGAGATCGCCCGAGCTAATGCGGTCGAGCAGGCCTTGCTTGCTGGTGGGCATGTCGCCAC